TTGGGCAAGTTGGATTACGGCACTGGTTTTACCCATACCTGATTCACCAACAATTTCTACAGCAATAGGACTCTTGCCCTTCTCTTGGATGTTCTGATTATTCTTAATGATGTATCTTAAGAATTCTTTTAACTCTTTACTTTCTAGTCTAACCTTTCCCATTTGGTGTTCTTTCTTTAATAAATTCTTTAACTCTTGCTGGTACTACTACAGAGAAATTACACTTTGTACAGCACCTACCTTCATCTTTTACTGGTGCAGGATTATGCCCGCCTTGTGTTTGAAATGATTGACCTTCTATTACTAATTCTTCAATCTCATCAAACTCTTCATTACAAATACAACATATCATAGATCTAACTTAATTTGAAATCCAGGTAAGGATTCATTTATTTCACTTGAACTACTTAAGACCCATAATATATTACCTCTTGCATCAATAGGTGCAGGTGCCTCTCCATCTGTAAAATAGATAAGACAACTGATCTTATTAATACGTTCATTATAGTAATCTATTACGGGTTGAAAGCTAGTTCCCCCGCGTCCATGGATCTTGTAGTCTTCCCCAGGTTTGTATTTACCTACATGAGATATCGCAGTATCACATTGTATTATAGTAACATCATTACCTGTTTTATGTATATGATGTATCTCCTGTAGGAACTCGACTAACTCTGACTTAGATACAGATCCTGATGTATCAATTGCTACTAAGATGTGTTTGCGTTGCTTAATCTTAAGACCAGGATTATCCTCATATCTTTTGCTAAGCTTCCTTCTACTCTTCTTAGTATATATCTTAACAGACTTACCTACAAATCTTCTCATATAACCACGCCAGTCAAACTTAGGTGGCGGTATATTCTTGAGTGCTTCTATGATCTGTTTGATTTCACCAGGCAAAGTACCTCTAGACTTTTCTACTTGCTCAGCTACATCTTGTATTATAGCAGAGCTTTGTTCTCTTATTACTTTCTGAGTACCTTCATCTAGGTTTTCTATATCAGACCAATCATGTTCTGTCAATTTAACATTGGTATCATCAGGTAATGTAACATCTAACTCTCCGTTTGCTATAGCATCTTTGATTGTTTGAATTACTTCATCCTGTAGTTCCTTAAGTTTCTCATAGTAATACAGAGTACCTTCTTTCTCTTTGAGATTTAGATGTGGAAATGTACTTGGTAGTAGGCCACCTTTAGGTAGCCATGTAGGATCAATATACTGATTGATCTCGATATCCATTGCCCAGTTTGCAATCATTCTATCCGCCAGATGACTAAAATCTGTTAGATGAAAGAATGCTATGTGCATTAACTCATGTTTTAATAAACCTTTCTTCTGTGCATCATTCAAGCTATCCCAATAATCAGGATTAATTGCAAGACTGAAATTGATACCTGTGACTGTTACACCTGCAGTTTCTAATTGAGTAGTCCATGTTTTATTCATGGCAACTAACAAGAGACCATAGAAAGGTTCTGTGAACATGAGATCTTTAGTAATTTTAGCTAAAGACTCGTCTCTTAAATTCATTACTTTGTTTTATAGAATTTACCTAATATATTATTATTCAGGTAGTGCTCTTTTTCCAGAACCTCATTACAGAATAGAAACTTAGCCTCTTCATACGTAAGCTCCATTTGACTATAGCATATCTTAAGCATCTCTCTTCTAATTGGTATCCCATCTTTATGGGCCTTCTTTAGCACTTCATTACTGCTGTAATATTTATGATAATCTAATTTAGATACTCGCTTATAGTCTTTCTTACGTTTATCTGTTGGTGCAGCTTTCTTTCCAAGTTTTACTTTACGATTGGCGTAAAAGTTTTTCTTACCTATATACATTACTACATCACCATCAATAGCTGTAGTCATACGATACACGAATCCTACGGCACCTTCAGGAATTAATTCGTCGGTGAATTCCTCATCATTATATACCCAAATCATTTAACTAAATCTTTTAACATATTATACAATACAACTTTTACACTCTTTCTTCCATAATCTTTGACAGAATCTGATAAGTCCTTAGACATCTGCAGGTGTAAATACGGTATTCCATACTCATCCTGATATCTTATCATTGACTTTAAACCCGCAGAATCATCGTCCATAATGGTAAATACTTTTACATACTTTGATTTGAGTTCTTCAATGGTATCTTTTGGGATCATTATGTTCTCACTGTCAGGCGCAATGACATCTATATTGCTAAATCCTAGCGATACAAATGCCATTGCATCCTTAAGTGAACTGCATATCATAAGATACTTCTTATGCTTAAGTTGATCTGTACCTTGGATATAATCCTTGATCTTGATAAACTTCTTAGACTTCTGTCCTGGTTGATAGATCTTATAGAGCTCTCCGTCTTTGGTGAAATACCCATAGATACCTTGCTTCTTAATTTGAATAGTTTCTATAGCACCATGTTTATCAGTTCTACTTAGTGTATAACTATCTAATGGTACTACATTATATTCATTAAGTATATCAGAACCTATTCCAAATTGCGTCCAGAATAATGCATCAGCTTTATTCCATGCTCTCTTATTATGACTTGATAGTTTGTATCTACTATGTGGTGAGATTTCTGTATTAATTAATTCTATAGGAATCTCCTCATCATTTATATAATGCTCATAGTCTGATTTGATTTTCATTGCTGCGTCTTTGTATGCTATGGAAAATAGCTCTGATACTAACGCAACGCCATTGCCACCCTTTGAACTTGAGAAATCCTTAAACATGTACTCGCCCTTGTCGTTTACATATAAGCACATCGATGGGGTTTTCTCTGACTTAAATACAGAATTCATCTTAACTGATTGTCCTGTAAGTCTTTCTTTTAGTCCAAGATAGTGTTCAAATATCCATTGAGAAGGAACATCCTCTACAAAAAATACATACTTTCTTGCTACCATATTTGTAAAGAATAAAAAAGGGGAGTATTAGCTCCCCTCTCTTAATGAATCAAGAATTAAATATCGAAGTCTTTTAGATCTTCACTTTGGGTAAAGTCTATATCAACATCAACATCGCTCGTAGGAATATTGTCAATGTCAACATCTTCAGGTTTGAATCCTTCTACTGGTTCAGGATTTACTTTCTTCCAATGTTTATCTTCGTCATACTGAATAACATGCTTCTTAGTATTAAGCAAACCTTTGTATGGGTTATACCATATACCTTCATCATCTACGAATACACTTTTTGGTAAATAGAGTGTCTTCTTTGTCTTACCATCTTTAGCAACATACTCTTCTGCAGCGATGCATACTTCGAGATATTTACCTTCAGCTGGCTTCTCTTCATTGAATTTCTCAATCCATTCTTCGATTGTAACTAGCTTGTTATTGTATTTCTTAAACCAATCTACAATACCTAGTTCCATGCAAAGACTTAGCAAGTCTTTTAGAATCTTAGAGTCTCTTGTCTCTTGTTTGTTGGTTCTTGTATTGAACCCATCTTTATAAGCATATGTACTATACTTTACATTACCTACAAGACCCTCATGTTTGGGCCCGTCAGGATCATTCTCATCAATTGGGTAACCTACAAAATCTGGACTTGGTTTAGTTGTCTCCATCTTTAGTATAAAGAAGAGAGCATTTTCTTCAGGCTTCCAAAAATCACGAGCCCATAATTCAAGCTTATTAATTTTAGCTTTATAATTTCCAGGGTTTATACCTTTATAAACTCCACCGTTTCCACTAGGAATATCAATACCTAATCCCATTTTTTAAACTGTTTAAATTAATCAATATATACTCTATCCCAGTGAGTTTTAAACTCACCTTCTTCCATCTCAGAGACAACAATCTCCTGATTTCTTAAATGAACTGGTCGTGCTCCACATGCTACGTCATCCTTAGTTTTGAAAGTCAAAATGTTTTGATTTCCTTTTCTGTATAGATATCCAATAGCATCAGATTGCGAAGATATAATTCTTTTTATTTTACCTGTTAGATCTAGGTCCATAGAATTTACTTCTGCTCCTGCTTTTTCAATCATAGCATCTTTAACGTGACCCAACAGGATTACCTTTGGTGCAAACTTTTTTATTTCTTCTATGATTTTTACAATTGCATCACGCAAATATCCATAACCTTGACCATTAGGTAGATTAAGAACTGTACCATACTTAAACTTTGCAGATTCAGGATCCCATGTTTTATCTGGTAATTTCTTCAACCATGTGGACTTACCCATTGGAGTATTCATGTAAAGCTTTTCAGCTTCTTTGACACACATTGTTTCCAATGCTGTTATTGTATCTACTGCTACATACTCATATGGATATCCTGCATCTTTGATTGCTTTACCAATCTCACGGATCTCATCTACACTACTAGCTTTTACTTTTAAAGCATCTACATAATCTGAACCTGATTCTAAATCTATGATCAAACAATTAGGTAGCTCTGCAATTAAGCTTGTCTTACCTACCTTTGGTTTAGAAAAGATAATCAGATTCTTTGGGCTCTTAGTTGCTGCACTTATCTTGGCAGTTGGCAATACTATTCCTGACATAACTTATGATTTAATTATATCGTTTAACCACTGCTTCTTACTTACAGGCTTCTTCAATAGAATAGCAGCCAGATCTCTTATTGACATTTGATCAATAGGTAGATCTTGATCAGGATTAGGAATCTCATCATCGATGTCAAAGACTTCTGGCCCTGTAACTCTTTCTACATATGATGTATCAATGAGTTCTAACTCTTCAACAGGAATGATATATCTTACATTACCTGTCTCAGGATGTGGATCAGACTTCTTATATTCTGTTTCATAATATGGATTCCATTTCCATTTCCATAACCTGTTCTTAGGATCTTCAGACTCATAACTTTTACTGACAAAATGCGTATAGATATCTTTACCTTTCACAAAATCTTGTTCAAAGAAAGATACTACTTGCTCCTTTTCACCCATAGGAGTATAACATATCCTTGGTATGAACAAAGGATTGTCAATTCCTAGTTTGTCAAAAGTTGGTTTGTGTAAAGTTTTGAGATCTTCGATTTTCTCTTTTGTTGATTTTTCTTTTACCATTTTACTTTAATTAATTTACTTACTCTTCTTAGCGATTGTTTGTCGAGGTGGAGTATCCATCTCTTCAATCTCCATTGTCTTGTACTTTGATCTGAAAAAACTCATTCTTGTATCACCATTTCTACACTTTATAAAATGAAAAACTAAAACTGTATCATCTTCTATTATGAATCTGTCTGGCCCATAATACTTGATGAACTTCATTGCTGGTCTGTTAATTCCTATTACTAGGTCAGCATGTTGCATCAATGCATCAGCTCCAAAGATGTCTGTCTCAAGAATATAATTCCCATACTTACCATCTTCGTTTCTTTCATGTGATTCTACTTGCCTACCTAATTGTGACAGAACAATAAATATAATAGGGTAACGTCTTTTTAATTTGGTACAGGTTTCTCCTAGTTGATATAGCAGCTCTTGCTTGTTGAGACCCTTTAAAAGAATACTATGATCTAGTGTAATAACTGTATTACAATATATCTTTTCTCCATTAGAGTCAGACGTAGCATGAGCTTCCATGTACGCGTGAATTGTAGCTTCAAACTCCTCAATACTTGGTGGCATTTCTACTTCGTGGACTGGGTACTTACTTGCTTCTATTGCGTATTTCTTACAGACCTCAAAGTCTTCAGGTCTCAATGGGCCTTCTTCTTTACCTGCATTAGCAAGATATCTATAAGACTTCTTAGTTACGCTACAAAATTCTCTTAGTCTTGATTTTTCTGATACCATTTCAAGAGTAAATTCTAGAACCATAATGTTCTGTCCTTTATTTAACTTGAAACCTTCACGTATGATTTGATCTTTAATAAGTGTCTTACCTGTTCCAGGTCTTCCACCTATAACTACCATAGAGTTCCACTCTATACCGTCTACACCTGCATCATTTACTTTGGACCATGGAGTTTTATAGGTATGTATTGTTCCCTCCATTCTTCCCTTCATGTAATGAAGGGCGCTGATAAATCCTTCTCTCCTTGATTTCCAAGGAAGCGCTTCTACTTTACTCGACATGGTTTTGATTTAGTATGTAAATATAGCCATTAATCCCTGATTATACAACTCTTGTTGAAAAATTACTTGAGTCATCAGGGAACTCTTCATTCAATACCATCTCACAATAAGTTGCTAGATCAGAAGAGTATGACTTATCTGTGTCTTGCTTTCGTATAAAGTACTGAGAGGTTCTCATATACTTATAACCTGACATTTCATATTCATCTACATACCTTTGAGTTGCTTCTAGGATGGTATCCCACGAATAATCATGATTATTGAAGAACCATTTGAATGCATTCTTAAGATTACCAACATTAGTTCTTGCATACTTACCTGTTGGTAGCTTTACTGCAGGAAATGTTTCGTTGTATTCTTTGATCTTCTCTTCATATTCTTCACCCATAATTTCTTGGGCACCATTCCTTGCAAGCTTCTTGAATAATCCTTCGACATGATTGATAATCTTAGCACCTTTTCCTGTGATTATAATCTTATCATCCTTAGTTACAATAACATACTCGTTATATATTAAAGCTTGTAGCTCTAATGCAACATTGATTTTCTTTGTCTGGATATTATCCTTCATGCAGGCTAGCAGATAGTACTGATTAGGATTCAGATTATACTTTGCAATGGTATCAAATAACTCTTTTTGCGCTAACATCTTCTTCTATTTCTTGTCTTAAATAATATTGACGTGGCATACCACCAGTATTATGAAGTCTCTCATATTCTTTAAGACTCATTACCCAGCCTATTTCTTTTGCCGCACTAATAAATTGTTCATTAGTTAATCCATTAGCACTTGTTCCTAGCTCCTCGCAATACTCATCGAGTCTATGATCTTTTTCTAAAAGATACATTGTTACTTTTCGTGTTACCATTTTATATCATAATTAAAGTTTTGTTTAACAACATCTGTTACAGATTTGAATACTCCATTGCTATCCCACTCTCCGCCTGTATATGCTGCAGATGCAGGATGACTACATGTAAAAATATAGTTGTTATCTGCAGATATATATTGCATATACTTCTGAGATACCTTACCCATGAACACATATGTAATACCCGTGTTTGTATGATTCAATGTATCTAATAAAAATACAATGAATGGATCCCATATTTCTGCATGTGCACCTGCCTTTCCTACTTCAGTTGTTAAAGCAGTATTGAGCATTAGTATTCCTTGCTTTGACCAATCTGCAAGATCATAGAAGTGTGAATGGTTTATTCCTTCTTTTTCTAATCCTTTGTATATAGCTCTTAGACTTGGTTGTACTTGAGAAGGATGACTTGTATTCTTACAGCTGAACGCTATACCATCTGCTACTCCTTCTTTAGGATATGGATCTTGACCTACGAATACAACTTTCAATTCATCGTATGGGCACTGCTCGAATGCTCTAAATAAATTCTTTAATGTTGGTGTAAATCTTTTACCTAATATTTGTTGGTTAGCTAATCGTCTTAATATATTTAAGAAATCATTGCTTAATATAAATGTTTTTAGTTTATTGGCCCAGCCTGATTCTTTTAGCTGCTCATACAGCTTTTCTTGTACTCCCTTTAGTTTATTATCCATAAATGTTTTATATTTGTTTATAAATATTTTATATGTCAGTAGATAATGATAATCCTGTTCACGTATTTCCTCCTGATGCAGTAGTTAATAT